CGGGCGTTATGATCTGCCATCACTGTTTCGGCACTGTTGAAACACTGTCCCCCAGTTGTCCCAAAACGGGACAGGAGAACGAGCCATGCCCAAAAGCGTCGACAACATCACCTCCGGCCCCGCCAAGATCCTGCTCGGGGCGACGGAAATTCCACACACCGAGAACGGGGTTGCGATCAAGGTGTCCCCCAAGAACCGCATGCGGATGGTCGACAAGTTCGGCGTCGGCAATGTGGCGGTGATCCACACCGGCGACGACGTTCGGGTGAACACCTCCATCGCGGAATGGGCGGCCGACTCGCTCTCAATCGTCTACAACCCCGGAAACAACGCCACCGCCGCGACAGGCTCGGGATCGGGGGTGCGGTACATCGGGATCGGTCGGTCTGCCGGGTACATCTACACCACGACCACGATGGATGTCGTGCCGTTCCTGACCGCGGACGCGGGGCGTGGGGCGTTCTTCGAAAAAGTGACCCCCATCGGGGAGTTCACCCTCGACCACAAGCCTGAGAACGACCGCATCTTCGCCTGCGAGTGGGTCGCACTGGTGAAAGAGAGCAACACCGACGGCGAGCTGATCGGCAAGATCCGGCTGCCGTGATTCGCCTGACCTGAACCTTCCCGGGAGTCGCACATGAATCGATCGAGTGTTTGGGCGGGACGCCTCTTCGCCGAGCTGGGGACCCTCGACGACATCCTCACCGTGGGGGTGACGGACCGGGCCCGGCTGCTCTACGCCGAACTGAGCCGAGAGCACGGCGGCAAGCCTGACGACTCTGTGCGGCTCCCCTGGAATGCGTTGTGTCTGGCCATCGACCGGCAGGACTCGGAGGAGGCCGTCGCGGCTGGCGAAACGCTGCTGGCTGCCCTGGAGGCTGAGTTCGATCTGCATCCCGCGCCGGCCGTGGTCACCGAGGGAGCGATTCCCGACGGTGTTGCGGCGTCTGACGCTGTGTCCGTTTTGCGAGAGTGAGGAGCAATGAGTTCGGAGCGAGAGCGAATCGTGGAAACTTCCGCCGGATCGGTCCTGGTCCGGCGGATTTCGTGGGCGGGCTGGAAGATCGTGAAATCGCAGGTGCTGCGGTTTCTCGAATCCCGTCTGGCGGAGCTGATCAAGAACGCCAGCCTGCCTGGTGGGGAGTCCCCCGTGCAGCTCGGTTGGAAGCTCGTGCCAGAGCTGGCCCGCATGGTCGCGGAGGAGTCGGACCAGTGGGCGGGCGAGTTCGTGAAAGCGTGCGGGGTGTCGGCCGAGATCATCGACAAACTCGACGCGATTGACATGGTCCGGTTGCGGGATGCAGCCGTCGCGGTGTCGGAGTTCCAGACGCTGGTGGAAGCCGAAAAAAACTTGCTGGCCCAACTGGTCCTGAAAACTCTCGGGGCGGTTGGGATGCCACTCCCACAATTGCCGAGTCTCTCCCCCACACCGGGTGGGAGTCCCTCCTGATTCAGGCGGGTTGGCAGCGGAGCGAGATTCTCGCCACCCCTGCCGACGAGGTTCTGGCCCACATCATCCACTCCCGGAGAGCTCTCAGTGAAACCCGCCTGTTTGCCCTCCATGCGGCGGCCTACCCGGACCTCGACCCGACGGCCCAGAGACGGCTTTACGCCGCCACGCAGGCGATTGCCGACATTGGCCGTCCCCGCCTCAGCGCCTACGAGCGGGTCACCGACTCGGAAAGGATCCTCATGATCGGTGGCGATGCCAACGCGGCTCCCGAGGCGTTCGCAAGTGCTCACCCGGAGCAGATCCGCTGGCTGCACACCCAGGGGCTGACCATCGACGAAGCCAAGCAGCGGTCGGCCGCGTGGCTGGCGGAGCAACTCAAGACCATTCGCGAGCTGTAACCCATGCCAGGCACCTCGACAGTCAGCTTCCAGATCGGTGGGACCACGGTCACGGTCAATGGCCCGCCTGGTCCGACCGATGTGTCCGCGTTGCCGCAGCACACGGTGGACCGCGCCGCGGATCACACGCTCTGGTCGTACCAGCACACCACCACCAAGCTCTGGCTGTGGACAATCGGCTTGCGTGACCTGACCGCGGCCCAGAAGTCAGCCCTCGAGAACTTTTTCCTCGATACGGCGGTCGGGCCGAAGAACCCGTTCACGTACACCCACACCGACGGGACGGCTTACGCAAACTGCCGATTCGTGCAGCCTCAACTGCAGTTTCAGCGGGTCAATGAGGCGGTTTGGGATGTGCAGATCCAGATTCAATCCCCGACGCAGGTGGCGTGATGGGCCAGACGATTCATGAGCTTCGCGGCGTCATCGGGGGCGACGCCTCCGGGTGGCTGCGTGCGGTCAAGCAGTCGATCAACGCGGGGCAGGATTTCCTATCGTCGTGGGGTCGGGCGGCGTCCGAGGTGGTCAGCCTTTCGACGAAAGTCGCGGTCGGGGTCACCGGGATGGCGACGGCGATCGGCACGGCCGTCGCGGTCACCGGCACCAAGTTCAACGCGCTGCAGCAGAACGCCACGATCGCATTCTCGACACTGCTGCGCGACGGGACGAAGGCCAAGGCGTTCCTGCAAGAGCTGCAGAAGTTTGCAGCGGAAACCCCCTTCTCGTTCGGCGGGCTGATCAAGAACTCTCAGTTCCTGCTCGCGACTGGCACCAGCCTGGCGGAGATCATCCCCACCCTGCGGGTTCTCGGCGACACGATGGCGGGGTTGGGGAAGGGCGAGGAGGAGCTGAAGCTCGTCGCCACGGCCCTGTCGCAGATCCGGGGGAGTGCCCAGCTCTCCGCGGCGGACATGGCCCAGCTGACCAATCAGGGGATCCCCGCCTGGAAGATGCTGGCCGACGCGATCGGGAAGACCGTTGGCGAGACTCGCAAGCTGTCGGAGCAGGGAGCGTTCGGCGGGGAGCAGGCGTTCCAGATCCTCATGCAGGGGATGCAGCAGCGATTTGGCGGCGGCATGGCGGCGGCTGGGGGCTCGTTCGACCAGCTGCTCTCCAACCTGAAAGACACGTTCGACATCCGGGCAGCGGAGGTCACCAAGCCGCTGTTCGACGCTCTGATCCGGGTGTTCCAGCAGTTCTCCGAGTTTCTCGGCTCGCCCCAGTTCTCGGGGGTCATTCAAGAGCTGACGGGGCAGTTTGCTCGGGCTGGGTCCGCGATCGAGCGATGGCTCGGGGGCAACCGGCAGCAGATCGTGGAGGGGCTGACGTCGGCTCTGCGGGGGATGGCCGAGGGGGTGACCAACCTCATCCAGTACGTGCAGGAGGCCGGGCCCAGCATGGTGCGCTTCGCCCAGGTGCTGGCGGATGTGGCGGGGGCGGTCGGTCGGTTCGCCAGCAAACACCCCGAGGTGTTGGCGGCCCTGCTGCTATTTCAGGGGGCCTCGATGCTCGGCGTGGTCTCGACGCTGGGATCTCTCGGAAATGCTCTGGTCTCGACCATCAGCCTGTTTGTGAAACTGGTCCCGGCCATTGCGGGGGCGAGCACGGCCACCGCCTCATTCACCGCACTGCTGGGGCCTGGTATTGCTCTGGCGATTGCCGGGGGGTTCTTCGCGATCCTGATCAACGCGGCGAGAGAACTCCGGGCTGAGTTCGACGAGTTCATCAAGAGCACCGAGAAGGTCCGCAATCTGGGGCTGGAGGGCGTGCGGGCGGGGATGGATCGGTCCGGCGGTATTCAGGACCCTCAAGCACGGCGGAACGCTCTGCGGGTCGATCTGGAGGCTGCCAAGCAGGAGTTGGAAAACGCCCAACGGGACATGGAGGCGAGGCGACTGGAGCGGGAGAAGATTGGCCGGGACATGTCGGTCGGCGACAAGATCTCGGCGTTCCTGCCGGAATCGATCGGTGGGTTCGATGCCAGGACCGAGGCGGGCAAGGAGGCGGAGCGGGCCCAGGCACGCTGGGAACGAGCGTCCGCAGTCATCAGTGAGATCGAGGCGAAGATCAAGGAGACCGAGGCCCAGATCAAATCCGGGGTGGCCGGCGCCGGGGCCATGGGTGGCGGGGCGGCAATGCCTCCCGACGTGGCCGCGACCGGCCCGATCCAGAAGCAGGCGGTCGACGCTGTCAAGGCCTGGAACGACATGGTCGGCGACGTGACCACCAAGATGGAGTCGATGGCGATGAAGCTGGCCGACATGGGCCTGTACATGGACCCCATGCAGATCCAGATGGTCGCCGACTCGATGCAGCGGCTGGGGGATGCGTTCCTCAACGGCGAGATCACCGAGGCCCAGTTCAACCAGCTCACCAGCGGGCTCCAGCGGGTGGCCGATCAGGCGGGCAACTTCTCGGAGAGGATCCAGACGGCGGCGGAGAACGGAAAGATCTCTGCCGACCAGCTCGGGGTGCTGAACACTTCGCTCTCGCAGTTGCTCGGCCAGTACCAGCAGGGGGCGATCACATCCGATGGGTTTGCCCGTGGGCTGCAGCAACTCAACGCCCAGATGGAGGCGGGGGCCGCACAGGCGGAGCGGGAAGCCGCGGCGAAAGAGCGGGCGCGGCTGATGTCCGGGCAGTTCACCCAGGATGAGTTCCGCACGGCGTTCGAGGACAAGCTCATCGCGTTCCAGCGGGCGCGCATGCAGCAGATGGTCGACATGCAGTTCCTGCAGTGGCAGCGAATGAACGGCTTTATGACCGACACGGGCAACAACTTCGGCCGCCTCAACGGCATGATGGGCGGTTTCGGGACTCAGGTGCAGCGGGCGACCGGATTCCTGCGGGGAATGGGTGGCGACGGGGCCAACGCGATCAACTGGAACCAGATCGCGGGGGCGTTCAACAGCCCCCAGGCCCAGCGGGACATGCTGTTCAACGAACTGCAGATGCTCTTGCAGTACTTCCGGCCGAACACCAGCCCCTACTCGATGGGGTTGGATCCAGAGCGGGCGGCCCGATATCAGGGACGCATCGACGAGATCCAGTCCATCCTCAACGCCCCTCCCCCGCCCCCGATGTTCACGGGCATCAGCGGTGACCAGATCATCGGCGACCCGGGGTTGCAGTCGCAATCGGCCCGCGCGGGGGGCTCCATCAACGTGAACCTGCCCAACATCTCGCGGATCACCAACAGCGACATCCGGCAGATCACCGACGCCCTCACGAACGAACTGGCCCGCCAAGGGAGACGGCTGTAAATGGCTCGGACACTGACGGCAGCCGCGACCACCCAGAAGGACCGCACGAACGGGGCGCACCCGGTGTACGTGCTCCAGATCGACTGGGGCGGGGCCACCGGGACCAAGTACTACGCGGGCGAGGCGTTGACCATCGGCACCGGCGGCTCTGCCATCACCACCGAGGGCCGGGTGATGGACTGGGGGGCCATCCAGATCGGGGCCGACCCCGGGCGGGCTGGTGGACACGGGCAGGTCAATGTCACGCTGACCGATGCCGACTTGGTGCTGAAACCGCTGATCGAGACGAAGCCCGGGCCGATCAACAAAAAGTGTTGGATCTGGCTGTACTTTCAGGGGACGACGTGGCCCACGGATCGCGTCGGCGTCTTCGGCGGTGTGATCGACGCCCCCAGCGAATGGGACGACTCGACCGCCCAATGGCGGCTGACCCTGCGGGGGCTGGAGGCCCTGTACAACCGGCAGATCGGGCGACTGATCGACCGCGATGTGTTCCCGGATGTGATCTGCGACGAATGCGAGGGGGAGATCATCCCCATCGTTTACGGGAACCCTGTCCGGAGGGTGCCAAGCTGCATCATCGAGCGGCCGGGCCAGTCGAACCTGCTGTCGTACTTCGGGCCGTTCGACGACTCGCTGTACATCGAGAACACCGCAGCAGACGACCGGCATACCACGACCGGCACCAGAACACTCGTGATTGGCTACCCGGGAAACACGGTGCGCGTCACTGGGACATGGGACTCGGTCACACCCAACAAGTTCAACATCTCGACGCGGAACGATTGGCAGGCCAGCGGCACGATCTCCACGCTGCTGGGGGACGATGGGGTCTTGTACCTCATGATCCCGAAGGCGGACATCACGGCACCAGATGCCTCACGCTGCGGCTACCCGATCTCCCTATACGTGGGGGGCACGTGGTACATCTATGTCATCTCGTTCTGGACGGTCCGCGGTGACGACATCGCGGTGCTGTGGCAGCAGGGGACCGGGGCCAATGTCGGGACCACGTACAGGATCGGCCGATATGCTGGCCAGATGCCCCACTGGCAGGCCGGAACCCCGGTGTACGAGGTCGACACCTGGAAGTGGGCGGTCAACTTCCTGCCGTCGCAGTCCGTCGACCTGGTCGAGTGCAAGACGAAGTATCAGGTGCCAGGGGGAGGGACGGCGGAAGGGTACGTGCAGCTCGGCAGCACGTACTACTCGGTGAACCTCAACGACAAAGCGTACAACACGTCACTCGGCCGTCTGTCGACCGATCCGGGCATCACCACCATTACGATGACTGCCCCGCCGATTGATGCGGGGGTGGATGCCACGCGGCTGCTGGTGACACTCAAGGGGATCACCGACGACAACACCCCGACCGGCACAGTGCTGAATGATCCCGCCGACGTGATCAAAAACCTGCTGGGGAACTCGTTTCTCGGCAAGGTCCCCGCAGGAGAGATCGACTCCGCGAGCTTCACGGCGGCTGCCTCGGCGATCACGCAAAACCTCGAGCTGGCGATCACCAGTCAGCAGCGGTTGACCGACCTGTGCGGAGAGCTGGCGTTCCAAGCCGGGGCGGTGATGTTCTGGGACGGGGGGCAGGCCCGGATCAAGAAGCTGGCCCACACCCTCAGCTCCGGGGATTCGCAATACACGTTCGACGTCTCGAAGTACGCGGCACGGACACTGCGAGTGCGAGAGCAGGGGCTGACCAACACCCCGACACAAGTCACCGGGAAGTTCCGCACCAGCCTGGTGGCGCCCGAGTCGAAGCTGGTCCGGCGGTGCGACGATGCCATCACGGAGTTCGGGTGGCGAGACAGAACGCTCGACATGTGGGCCCACCAAGACCCGGTCGACGTCGCGGCGATCATCGAGTTCTGGCTGAAGTTCGATCTGCAGATCAACCAGACCATCCAGTTCGATACGTTCCTGAACGGCGTCCACCTGCAGCCGGGCGACACGGTCACGATCAACGTGGTCCACGCCTCGGGGACACCGGTCAACAACGTGCTGGGCCGGGTGAAGTCGCTGCGGCATCAGCCGGGCAGCTCCCAGGGACGTGGGGACCGGATCCAAGTCGAGTGCGAGGTCAAGCTCTACGACTGGACGGTCACCGCGGTCACCCCGACGACACGCAACTGCAACCCCTCGACCGGGGTGCCGGACCAGCGGCTCGGCCCGGGGACGGCGGTCACCTCAGGGAGCGGGTGGGTCTACATCCCGGGGCGGGGGGCCGTTCCACTGCCGCAGTTCCGCAGTTCGGTCAGCTTCCCGGGGTCTGGGTCTGGCTCTGGCTCAGGGAGCGGGTCGGGGTCTGGTTCAGGCAGCGCCAGCGGCAGCGGGACCGGGTCGGGGTCGTCCGGCTCTGGTCTGGTCTACCCGTTTCTCGCCGGGGCCGGGACGGGCGTCTGGAGCAAGGGCACCACCCGGACGGTCAGCCCAATCAACACCTCTGGTTCGGGTCTCGGTCTGGGATCGGTCGTTGCCTACAACGGCCACAAGAACGTCCCATCGTCTGGCACAGTGATCGTGTACCAGATCGCCGGGGGCGAGGTGGTTGCCATGGAATTCTCCTGCACGTGAGACCGAGCCAATGTGCCTGTGTTTTTACGCACTCAAGGGGACGCGGGAATCGTCGTCGCCAGATGCCCTGTGGGCCTACGATCCCGGAAAGGGCTCCACATCGAGCAGTCGTTGGGCACAACATGCGATCGGCCCTGCCCCGTCTGGGCAAAGCTGCATCGGGCTGCGCGATGTCAGCAATACTCTGGGGCGGGTGTTCGATCGCGACGGGTACATCACCAGCACTTTCTCGCTGACAAACTTGGCAACCGCCGATCCTGTGTCGGCGTGGAACGGTACGGACACCGCGTGGTTCCTGGCGACTGCCACCGGAGGCACGACCAACTGGTATGCGTTCAATCTGTCCGGCACACAGCTCAGCTCTTCCCGCTACGACTCAGGGTCACGGTTCCGGGCGGCGTGCAATTCGTCCGGCGACCTGATCGCCTACAACGCATCGACCTCGCCACAACGCATGGAGAGGCGGGCCCGCGGAGGCACGGTGTCGGCGTCCTCCTCCTCGGTGCCGAGTAGCGTGCTGTGCGTCGATGCGTCAGACAACATTTTGACGGCACAGGCATCGTCGCTGGTCAAATACAACGGATCATTCACACAACAGTGGTCAACGAGCTATTCGCAGTTTGGCGCATCGGTTTTGGCGGTTGTGGCCGACTCATCATCCAATGCGTATGTTCTGTATGCACAATCACCGCCGGGAACAGCGGTGAAGATCGAAAAGTACAACTCGTCTGGAACGTCTCAGTCCGTCACGACAATAACCACCTTCAACGGACTGTATGATCAATTTGTTGATTTTTGGTGCGATGGCACAAACCTGTACCTGGCGTTCTTCAGGAATGTTGGGTTGGGAACAATGGGCCTGACGGTCATCAAGTACAATGGATCGGTCTCAGAGGTGTGGGCCAGAAACCCGTGGTACGAAGACGGCACGGCCAATCGCACAGCAAAAAGCGTGCGTTCAGACGGCACGGTCTTGACGTTGGCCGGGGTTCGTGGTCAGTGATCGAAGACCCCCCCGTCGACTGCCTCCACCGCCTGGAACCGCGAGGCACCATCGAGTGCAGCTACTGCGGCCTGCGCGGGCAGGAGGCCCCACTTTACGGGTGCAGCGTCTTCGGGCTCTGCACGGTTGGAAAACGGCACGCCAACGTGCGGGCCTGCATTGCGTGTGAACGTCGCGAGGAACCCCCGGATGCCTGAGACCATCGTCCTGAACGCCGACCTGCACGGGTTCGGTGATGCCTGTATCACAGCGGTCATCGCGGAGAACTCCAAGGACCGGCCCGTCCGGCTGATCCACCGGGCAACCGGCGAGATGCGGGTGTTCCTGGAAATGCTCGGCCAGGAGGTGGTGGACCACGACCCGGAGCAATGTGCGGACACATTCTTGCCGTACCACACCCACGAGGTGCAGCTTGAGCGCGGCGAGGTCCCCAGGGTGCTGTCGCGGGCGCGAGCTCTCGGAATCGATCTGTCCGACCTGACCCCAGAGACCATCCGGATGCCGACCGTCACCGTGGGGGAGGAGGCGACGATCTGGGCCAAGCGGGTGTGTGATGAAATGCGGGCGTTCGGGCACGCGAAAGCTGTCGCGCTGTGGCCCCAGACGTGCTACCAGTCGCGGGAGTGGCCGACGGGCCACTGGCACGATCTGGCGTGGGGCCTCCGGTCTCACGGTATCGGCTCGCGGTTCTTCCTCGGCACCAACGAAGAGCGGTGGCACAACACCCCGGGGTTTGTGTTCGGGATGGGCTGGGAGAAGTGGGCGGCGATGATGCTGGAGGCTGATCTCAATGTCGCGATCAGCTCCGGCCCAGCCAGCCTTGCGGCAATTGCACGGGCGGGTACAATTGTGCTCGAAGGGCCAACGAAGCCGACGATCTGGTGGCACGCCCCCCAGATCGAGACCATGCAGGTCGGGACTGACCGCGTGAGTTGTGTCGGGTGTCACTTTGGAAGCCCCTTTCGGAGTGCCTGCGATTTTGGATGTTTCGCGCTCGCGGCACTGACCCCGGATCTGGTTTTGTCGCGAGTCATACAGAGACTCGATGTCAGAGGAATTGAGCGTGTCCAGTTGCACCACTGGACCACACGGGATGTTGGTGCGCTCCGCCTCCCCGTGGCGTGAGCAGGACGAGAAGGTAATTCGCGAGGTCATTGACCAAGACTGCTACGACCTCGCGTCGTTGGCGGACATGGTCAATCAAGACGACGATGTCGCACCCACAATCGTCGACGTGGGAGCCCACATCGGATCGTTTGCGAAAGCCTGCGAACTGCAATTCAGCAGGTTACGTCGAAGGGTGGTCTACCACGGTTTCGAACTGAACGCCAAGAACGTCCCGTTGCTGGTGAGGAACGTCGCTGCCAAGAACTTCGCCATGTTCGACGCACGGGCCTTCCACGCGGCGATTGAGCAGGGCCGGACCAGTGACGAGTACTGGTTCATGGACTCGATCCTGAAAAATGGCGACCGGGCGACAGCCACCGGGGCCAGCCAGCTCCGTCCGAAGGGGGCCCGGCCCGTGATCAGCGACCACGCGGTGAGCGCCGCCCCTGCGGAGCAGATCCCGGTGATCGACATGATGACCGTGATCGACTGCATCGTTCGGGGTGAGATCTCGATTCTCAAACTGGATTGCGAGGGGGCTGAATTCCGCCTCCTCGACGCGCCGTGCAGTTGGCTCGATTCGGTCTCGGTGATCGTCGGCGAGTACCACGACCGGGAGCGGTGGGAGGAGTTCCTCAACAACCATTCCCGGCTGGCGATGTGGGACTATCGCGAGGTCAGCCGGCGCGAGGACAAACCCATCGGGATCTTCCACCTGATCAACCCCAACAAAGTGCAGGTGGGCCATGAGAACGAATAGCCAACCGAATCCACATCGACATCTGTCGTACTGGGCCGCCATGCTGCTGGCCGCCAGCATTCACCAGCGAGACCCCCGCGAGCTGAAGCGGCACAACGTCGAGACGTGCTATCAGTGCGGGGCCAGGATCGGCCGGGGCCGCGCCGGGCGGAAGTGCCGCAAATGCCGGGAGGTGCAGCAGTGAGCCAACCTCTGATTGTGGTGGTCGGGGAAACGATCCTCGACATGGACTACGAACTGCAGAAGCCGCCCGAGACCTCGCCGGATGGCTTCCCGGTGTACCCAGTCGGCTACTATGCGACCCGCAAGAATGTCGGGGGAGCGGCGGCCGTGGCGGGCATGGCGAAGGCCTTCGGGGCCGATGTGCGACTCGTCACCCAGTACGACCCGGCGTATGTGCCAGATCCTGCGGGCATCACACAAGGGCTGTGGTGGCGCGGCCCAGTGTGCGAGAAGCGGCGGTTCATCCACGACGGAAAGGTGGTGTTCCGTCTGGATACCGATGTGCGGATCACGAGACTTCCGTTGTCGGTGCTTGAGGCGATCCGCGAGGAGTGCAACGGCAGGCCGGTTTACCTGATCCTGTCCGACTACGGCAAAGGGATGTTTGATCGTGGTCTGTGGGCCCACTCGATCCGCGCGTCAGTCAAAGTCGTCGAGAGCTTCGGGGACCCGCACCGGTCGCGGTCCTCGATGCGGGAGGCCTCTGAGTTGTTGGGCCGGTGCACGGTTCTGGCACAGGGGACGCAAGACCCATTGTGGCACTCTGGCCTGAGCGATCGGAAGCTCATCAAACGCGGCCATAACGGCATGATGCTGTTCGACGATCTCGGTGCGTACGAATGGAGCCCGCAGCGATTCGGCATGGACCCATCGACCGCGGTCGACACCTGCGGCTGTGGCGACATGGCAATCGCGGCTCTGGCGGTGGCTCGCTCCGAGGGCATGCGCTGGAACGACGCCCTTAAGTTCGCGGTCGCGGCGGCGGCAGAGGAGGCCCTGGTCTGGGGTGCCGTGCCGGTGTCAAGGTCAGTTGTGAACGAGCGTCTGCGTCGGGGTTGACCCCGTGCCGGGATCGGGGAGGATTTGGGCCGAATGGCCCATTCCCAGAGCCGCCTCCCGGAGACCTTCCAGTGGCCCCAATGTGGTGGTGGTTCGACGATGACGATTGGTACACGGATGACACGACGTCAGAGATCCAATGTCGGGTTTCAGTTGATTCGGGAGCTGCTCGACCGGCAGCCCGACTTGCCAAGCCGCGCCGCAGCCCGCCGCCTGTACAAGCGAAATCCCGAGGTGTGGCCCAACCTAGAGGCGTGCCGTAGCATGCTGCGGTATTACCGGGGCACGAACGGGAAGAAAATGCGACGGGAGGTCCGGCAAAAGGTGGCCGACCGCCGCATGGAACAGACTCGCGAACGACGGCAGCCCAAGGAGGTGATCGAGACTCGGACATTCACGGTCCCGTTGCCGACTCCCCACCTGCACGGGATCGACCGGGCCCCCATCCCATGCAACCAGCCGGGAATCTGGGGCATCATGAGCGACATCCACATCCCGTTCCATGATGCTTCCGCGCTCGAGACCGCCCTGAGTGAGATCGAGAAGGCCAGCCCGGTCGGCATCATCCTGCTGGGGGATGTGGCGGATTTCCACGCGATCAGCCGATGGGAGCACGACCCCAGGAACAGAGACTTCGAGGGGGAGCGGCAGGCGGTCGTTCAATTCCTGAAGCACCTGCGGGAGCGGTTTCCCACGCAGCGCATCGTCTACAAATTGGGCAACCACGAGGAAAGACTCGAGCGGTTCATGATGACCAAGGCCCCGGAGCTACTCGGCATGCAGTGCCTGCAATTCCGAGAGCTGGTCGAGGCGGATTCGTGCGGCATCGAGGTGGTCGGCGACCAGCGGCGGATTGCCCTCGGTCGGCTGACACTGATTCATGGGCACGAGTACCGGTTCGCGATCTCGAATCCCGTGGGGCCGGCGCGGGGGTTGTTCCTGAAATCCAACACCACCGCCATGTGCGGCCATTTCCACCAGACCAGCCAGTACTCGAAGCGGGCCCTGGACGACGTGCACCGTGCCTGCTGGTCCCTCGGGGCGTTGTGCCAGCTCGACCCCGAGTACCGGCCGATCAACGAATGGAACCACGGGTTCGCGATTGTGACGCTGGCGGCGAACGGATCGTTCGAGGTCAGCAACCGTCAACTGGATGAGCACGGGCGCAAGTACGCCTGATTTTTTCGACACTGGTTCAACACTGGAGCAAGACGTGACCAACATTCT